CCTTGTGGTCCTGTTGCTCCAGTGGGTCCGGTAGCACCAGTAGGACCAGTTTCTCCTTGTGGTCCAGTTTCACCTGCTGGTCCTGTGGCACCAGTAGGACCAGTAGCACCTTGTGGTCCGGTAGGTCCTGTTGCACCTGCTGGTCCTGTGGCACCAGTAGGACCAGTGGCTCCCTGAGGACCAGTGGGTCCAGTGGCTCCTTGTGGTCCAGTATCTCCTGTGGGACCTTGGATCTGTCCAACATTGTCCCAGGTTGAACCATTGTAGACATAACCATTACCATCTGCCAGCACCACATAGAGATCGCCGACTTGAGGATCTACGATGTCATCTAAATCGGCTACAGTGGCCACTGATCCTTTGAGCACCACTGACGTTCCTGCAGGACCAGTTGATCCTGTGGGTCCAGTGGGTCCAGTGGCTCCTTGTGGTCCAGTGGCACCCGTAGGGCCAGTGGCGCCTTGTGGTCCTTGTGGACCTGTTGCACCTGTAGGGCCAGTGGCGCCTTGTGGTCCAGTTGATCCTTGTTCGCCCTGTATACCTTGCACGCCTTGTGGTCCGGTGGCTCCTGTCTGTCCTTGTGGTCCAGTGGCTCCCGTAGGTCCTGTATCACCAAATTCGCCCTGTGGTCCTGTGGCACCTGCTGGTCCTGTTGCTCCAGTAGGACCAGTTGAACCTGTGACGCCAGTGGCACCAGTGGGTCCTGTTGCTCCAGTAGGACCAGTAGATCCTGTTGCTCCAGTGGCACCTGCTGGACCAGTAGATCCTGTTGCTCCAGTGGCACCCGTAGGTCCTGTTGCACCTGCTGGTCCAGTGGGTCCTGTGGCTCCATTTATTCCTGCGGGCCCAGTGGCACCTGCGGGTCCTGTGGCTCCATTTATTCCTGCGGGCCCAGTGGCACCCGTAGGTCCTGTGGCTCCTGTGGTTCCTGCTGGTCCTGTGGGTCCTGTGGCACCGTTGCCTGCGATAAATGGTTGCCCATTGGCATAATAATAATTGTCAGTGAGTATGTTTCCAGTGACTATGTTGCCAGAGACCGTTAACTCATTGGTATAGATCGAGTTGGCATTGATGTCATTGCTGATCTGTATGGTCGAACTGGTCGTATCATATAATCCAGTGTTGTTTCCGCTGTTGATGGTGGTCATTCTAGCCAGTCCTTATTTGAGGTTATAGGTCACTTGACGACGAGGCTGGAATATCGAAGTCAGCCTTGTGTTGCCACCTGACCATTTACCAAGATTGTTTTGATCTTCTACGGTGTTCACAGCGAGATCAAACTTGGATTTATAAATCTGTGCATCTTCGGCATTGTGACGCTTGACATAGTATTCGTGCATGGCACCATATACATAGCCTTCGGGGAAAGTCTGCAGCACAGGATTGGTCTGAACCGTGCCCAGCAAATTGATGTTGGCCACTGTGCCTGCCACTGGTGTAGTTCCACTCACAGAGATAGAGATCTGGGTGCTGCTATCGATGCTGTCAACAGTGATGGTGCCTACGCCTAGACTACCCAACACATTGGTTGCGGAGATGGTGTCCCCGACCGTGAGTCCATTGGTAGTGGTCATACCAGTGATTTCTGCTGTCCAACTGGTCACTGACCCTGCGATGTTGCCCACGGTGCCTGTGGCACTGATCAATTGTGATGTGGGCGAGAACAGCAAGTTCCAGGCCTTGTAGTAATACATGTTGATCTTGGTGCCTGCTCCCACATATGGCACGAATTGATATTTGCGTCCCACTTCCGAAAACTTGCCACGGATCACTGCAGGAATGTTCACAGGATTGAGATAGAACTGGGCCACCAAGCCCATGGTAATGATGTCTCTGTCGCCCACTCGATCATACACGATCCAAGGACCTGTGCTGGTAGTGGGATTGCCCGGTGTGGTGTTGCCGCGCTGGAAGAACAGGATGGGCTTGTTCATATCCGCTGGTATGTCCAACAGGCTGTTGTTGCCCACGGTGCCAATGCTGGCTGGATCATAGGGATCACTGCGCAATGCCGGCAACTCGATGTTGCGCATCATGAGTTCGGCTTGGAAAATACACTGGCGGATCTCAGCGTCGTTGCTGGATCCTGTGAAGTCTTTGAGATAATCTACCAGATCATCTGCTGAAGGGATTTGGAAACTCATTGTGATTGGAATCCTTTGAAGTATTTCTGGCTACCCGATGGTGTGGGATAAGGCACATCGATGGGTATGGGTAGTCGTCCGCCAGGATAGCAAACGAACTGATTGTATTCGCGCTCTACCACTCGGTAAAACTGTGCCTTTAAGGTGCGATCGTGCTTGATCACTGACCAGGGCATACCACCAAAATACCGGTCCGAAATCTCGATGCTGATCACATTGGGCAAGTCCATCCATTTGTAAGTCAACTTGCCATCTTCACCAATGGGTGCCAGTGGATCTGGGTAGCCTTGCTCGGCTGCTTTGCGGTATTCCTGGCAACGGCGTGCTACCGCTGCCACATTCATCTGCTCACGCTTGATATAGAACTTGCCGCCTTCGCGTCCAGTGGTGACCTTGATGTTCTTTGATGCGTTCCAGTCTGTGCGTGTCCAATCACCTTTGAGGCTGTGATACAACTTGTCATTCTGTAGGAGTTTATCAGCCACTCCATTGTGATTGGTGACCATTCCACCGTGGTCTTGGCGGTGGTAGTCTAGGTTTCGTTCGACATTGGCAGCGTCAATATATTCGGGTTGATTGGGATCTTGGGGAGTCGTCATAGTTGTATTTAGTGTTTAGGCAAGATTCAGTGTGTGTTCATAAAAAAAGCCCCGGTGATCTGGGGCTTTTTGCTGGTTGAGCAACGCCTATTAATAGGTGTTGCCAGAGCCTGCGTTGGTGCGAGCAACAAACGAAGCACCACGAGGAGCCGTGACTGAGGCGCCAGTTGTGCTGATGTTGTGCAATACGCCTACGCCAGCAGGGTTGCGGACGATCAGCGTGCCTTCCATGATGAACTGGTCCAGACTTGCGTCAGCGTTCGAGAACACTTCGTTGTTGGGTCCCAGATCACGCAACGAACCCCACTGGAGCACGTCTTCGTTTAGGAAGTAGATGGTATCGCTGACACCTGCTTGATCCATGATCCAAGAATCAAAGATCTCATAGGTGTAGTTGAAGTCACCTTCGTATGTGCTAACAGTGTCGCCACGCTCAACATTACGACGGTTGATTGCAGTGTTTGATGCTCCAATCTGATCCGAGATCATGGTGCGGAGGCTTGTGGGCACGACCATGGTGCGGATCTTGGCGTTATAACGCTGTTCAGCAACACTTACCAACTGCTTGTAAAGAGCAGGAGCAAACAACTGGTTGGTGAATGTGCCGGTGTAGAACTGGCTACCGTCAGCATTGATCACCAAGTTGCCTGCATTTGCTGTTGCAGAGTCAGTAGACTCGTTGTTGGTGTTGGTGGTGACGTTGGCGATGCTTGCACCTGAGGGGTTAAACGAATGTGTGCCTGCGAAAGCACTCAACGAACCCATGCGGCGACCTGTTTGCAGGGCACCTGTGACACCGCCCGCAGAACCCGATTGGCCGCCGTATTTGGTGCCGATCTGGTCATCACGGACCAATTGCATTTCCACATCGAACATCATTTCGATCAACTGCTTGACTTCCTGATATGCCTGTGGATCACCACCGCTCTGCTCAACAGCACGGGCTGTGCCTGAACTGGCAACTGTGGTTTGGAAGATCTGGGTGTAGTTGCCCAGATTGTAGCGGCTGTTAGATTCTGCGTTGTTGGCAGAAACTGCGGCTGCTTCTTGAACGGCTTGCACGCCAGGCAGACGATAGATGTCGTCGGTCCACAGCGGCAGGGTGCTGTTCACTTTGCGCTTTTTTGTCATCGCCATGTTCAGAACAGGCGTATCGTCCTTGACGCGGTTAGAAACGTCGAGGTCGAGGTCCTTGACAACGATATCAGTGCCATAACTGGTTGTGCCGTTGCCAATGTTTGAGGTTGTAATATAAGACATGTTTTTCTCCTATGTGTCTATTTACCGATTTCTCGTCGCTCGCAAACGGTTGAGTTGTGCGACCAACAAGTTATCCGCGGCTTTTTTATCACCGCCCTTGGCTTGTTCACGGAGAGCCTGTATGTCTTGATCCGGATTGCGGTTGCCTGCGGGTGCACCTTTGCGGTTCTGCAACTGTGCGATGCTGGCTCCTGCGCTCTTACCAGTGGGACGATCTCGGAATTTCAGCCCATCCCGGATTAGACCCAGGATGAATTCGTCCGATGCTATCAAATCTATGTTGTCCACGCCTGGCACCAATTGTTCCTTGGCACCTTTCCATCCTTTGGAGACTTTTTCCCGTATCTCATTGTAGACATATTCGTTTCTCAACTCTTTGTCAGTGAATGCTTTGCGGTTTTGCTCCAAGATCTGTTTCACTTGCTCACGCCTGTGATCGTAGAACTGGTCTATTCGGGGTTTCAATGAGCGTATGGTCTCGCTTTGTTGGGCGATATAACGCTCATTCTGTTCCATGCTGGCACGGATGCGGGCCTGTTGTGCAGGATCCTGCGTCTGTGCTAATTGCTGCTGGAATGTGGCTTGGTAGCCTTGGGTCTTTACTATTTCATCGTAGGCTTGCTGGAGACGGGGCTGTATGGTGAATTCCATGGCCAGCGTGAGACCATCCAACTGCTGGCGTCTCTCCCGCTCATATTCCTCGAACTCCGACTTCTTGATCTTGAGTTCTCTGGCTTCTTCGTGTATCGCTCCACCTTGTCCCAGTATGGCAGCGGCCTTTTTGGCATCAATGATCACTTCCTTGCCATTTCTCATAAACTTGAATTTGGCGTTGGGGTTCGACTCAGCGAACTCCAAGAAATCGATGATCTCTTGTGCTGTGGTATCAGAGTCGGCATCGCTTACAGGTTCGTCCTGGGCAGGTGCTTCGTCAGTGGCTGCGGCTTCAACTGATCCTTCAGTGTCGGCGACTTCTGGCTCAACAGAGTCTACTTGAGAATCTGGTGCCACAGGGGTATCAGCGATTGCCTCTGCTGATTCACCTGTTGCGACTGGTTGGGTCTCCCCAGAACGATTACGCTGTGCGGCTTCACGCATGGCGGTCATTTTGGCGGCGATCTGGTCCAATCCTGGCATCGCGTTGTGTTGCGTGGCCGCACCATCAATGGTGTTAGGGGCAACTGATTGTTGTGTTGTCATGGTTTATAGATTTCCTTGGTTGCGTCGCGTGGGGTGGCTGCAGGACCCTCCTGCTCACTTACCACACGATTCTTCATATACACCGCCCGTTGGAGCGATGCTACGAATTGGTCTATGCCTGTGAGGTGGTTTGACAAGGCCACTCTCCGGGCATTTGAATCTGGGTCATGTCCCGCGATGCCAGCCAGTGCGTCTGTGACTTCAAAACGGAACTGGTGTATAAACATCACGAGATCGTGATTTTTCAGCAATGCTTCGGCCTTTGAGCCGTGGTTCTTCACAGCATCTGCTTGCTGTGGTGTTAGCCCACGCAGATCGGCCAAAGTGGCCGTGATGCGTGTGTTGTAGGCTTGGACGGCGTCGTCGTTGATCATCCGTTAAACACCTTGGGGTTGCCCATGGCCATGCTCATGTATTCCAATTGATCGTTGGCGGTCTGACCAGTGATCTTGGCCATGACTTCTTGTGCCCGGGCTTTGTTGAGTTCAGCCTGTGACATGTCTTTCTGATCTTCTGGTGTGGGCTCTTTGCTTTGTAGTGCTTGTTGTGCTTGTTCTATCATCTCTTTGACTTCTTCGTCTGACGGCAAATATGTATCCACATCTTTGACACCCAGCACATAAAGCATGTCTTCATAGGGTTTCTTGACCTTGGCAAAGATCTTTTCAGTGAGGCTGCCCTGTGCTGCCATTTGTTGCACAGCCGCATACAGTTGTGTCTGTGCCTGCTGTATGATCTGGATACGGGCCATCTGGTTCTCTTCTGATAGCATGCCCATGGCCAGTTCCAACTGGATCATCTTGCGATCACAGAAATTCATGTCATCCCAGGCTTGATAATCGATAAACTCGGGACGGCCTTCGGGATGGAACTGGGCTGCCAGTTTCTTCACACCGTAGTCATCACCATATTGGATCAAGGTGCGCCATACCAACCAGATGGCATCTTTGAGGCCTTCGGCAGCGGATTTCACTGCTTGGTCTTGGATGATCTGATTGGGTGTGAGTGCCAACTGTAGTTTGATGCCAGAATTGCCAGGAGCCATTACTTCAGGATTGAATGTGTCCTGTGGTGTGGTCATACCAATCATGGCCATGGTATCTTGCTGTATGCGTGATAAGGTCTGTTCCAGGAACGCCAGGTTGCCCGCGGGAGGTGGCACTTGATAGATGTCAGTGGCGGGATCAAATTTTGAATCCAACAGGAATATGGCTGCTTCACCGTCCTGCAACATCTGGAAGTCCACCTTGTCGGCTTTGACGCCCATCCTGGGTGTGGCTGTGAGCAGGCCCAGCATGATCTCTGCACGGGCTGCTGCTGTGGCGTATTCCTGCATGGGCACCACTGATTCAGCGAAACTCATTCCATAGAAGTTGCCTGGCAGGGGTTTGGGACACATATTGGCCACGGGGATGAATTCCACTTCCTTGGCGCTGATAATATATTGACCAGAATAAACCACTTCTATGAGTTCCATCTCGCCATCACCGTCGATATCGTAGCGCACCCACAGCGTGAGGATGGTGCATCTGCGTGCGTATTCATCTGCGGCCAAACCAGACCCCACTGGGATACCTTGCACCGGCACTGAGTCTCTGGCGTGGATGGCCATGTTGTTGAGCACTGAACCACTTTGGTAAGCGCCGTTTTGGTTGTATTCCGCATACTCCTTGAACACTTCCATGTCGATGTCAGGATAGAGTTCCTGTGCTTCTGCGATGCTGATGTCATCATAGAAACCACAGAATGGTTGTTCACGCACCGTGGTCACTGTGGGATCACAGACCCAGTAATGCTGCGCGATGTTGCGGAATTGTATGTTGATGTTGTAGCCTGTGAGTTTGTAGCGGGCGGCATAGATGGTGTTGCGAGCGATGGCTTCAGCCAGGGCATCTTCTCCTTGCTCTAGTTCCAGATTGGGTGTTTCGTAATTGATATCCAATTCTGTTTCAGCGGAATCAAATGCAGTGAGTCTGGCGTCAATCTCTGCTTGTCGCTGTGCTTCTGGTAGTTCGGTCATAAACTGGCCCATCTCGGCCATGACCTTGCTCATCTCCACAGACACTTTGCGGCGGCTCTGGCGCAGGAACTGCAGACCCGAATCCAGGGCTTGTTGCTCAAATGCTTTCAATTGATCCAGTGTGCCTTGTGTGTTGACATAGCGTGTGATCTGCTCGCGTATGGGCAGGACCATGAGCATGCCGTTTTTGTGCAAACAAGCATCCATGACCCATTGGCTCAGGATGTGATGCGGATCATTCATCTCATTGACGATCTTACTCACCATATTGGTGGCCTGGCGTGCTGCTTCTTCGTCGCCTTCGTGATCGGGCATGAACTCAAAGTTCATCTCGCCATTGGGAGCCAGACCTTTGGTTATCACTGCTGTGGCATAGTCCACCACGGGTTTCACACTGGGATGGATATAATCTACGCCGTTAACGGGTGCTGTGCTTTGCTGCACCGCCAGTCCAAGATAGTGATAATCACTGGCACGGTTCACCTGGTTCTTGGTGGCCGTCCACTGCAGATAGGTGTTGGCTTTGGTGTCAAGCAGATTTTTTAGTTTGACGAAACGAGCCATGCGCCCGTTGTTGGTATTGAGATCTTGTAATAGTGTGTTCTTTATATCCAGCACGGTTTTGATATCCTCGGTGGTTGTTTTATTTAGTATCTCGTGCTGTATCTGGGTCTTTACCCCAACGCACCGTTATGAGTTTTTTGGCCACTTCGGATCCACCCACTACGGCCATATACGCCAACATCATCTCCCAGCCCACACGATCTGCTTGCGAGATCATTATACCAGTGGCCACTGAATAAGCCACAGTGGTCCAGAACTTTGAAGCACTGAAATCACCATGAGGATCGCGCCAAAGGTTCTTCATTGTGTGTTGTAGACCTTTTTCCAAGCGGGACGATTGCTATCATCCCGGGGCCGTTGGAGCAATTCTCTGGCTTCGGCCAAGCGTTGCTGTGGTGATAGTCCATCCCATGGTTCTGCTATGCCATTGAGACAGCCCAGCAAGGCATAGCGTGCTGAGTCAATACAATCATCGGGATCACTAAAACGGCCCTGTGGATCCACATGATAGTTCTGTGCTTCACGCAGGAAATCCTGGCAATTCTCATTGATGTGCAAGGTGCCAGATTCCAGCATCTGACGCATGACATTGATACCATAACTCTTGTGGTTGGTGGTGCGGCCTTGCAGATCGGGTGGATTGAATATGGGTTTTGGATACACATTGAGTCCATATTCTTCAAACAGTTCTCGGATAGAGTTTGAACTCATGGTATAGCGACCCGGCGTAGAAGCGTCAGGTGGTAGCACTATGGGCGTGCCCATGACTTCAGGTCGTAAGAGATGGTTTACATAGTTAACTGGATTGGCTTCATCCAATCCACGCACTGTGATCTGTCGATGCAACCATGCTTCACGACCTTGTGGATCCCAATACATCAATGAGATCACAGTGCGGTCGTTGACCAACCCCAAGTCCAGGGCGATGATGCGTTCCAGACCTGTGTTGGGCTCAAAACGATAATCATTGCGACTGTAAGTGGGCCAGTCATGTAATTGGAACACAGCGCCTTGGCCCATGATGGGTTTGCCGGCCATACGGGCTTCACGCTCGTGTGGCAAGTAATCACGCTCTAACTGGCGGCGTGTTTCCATCAACAGGAATGGTTCGCCCCAGGGATCATATTCTGGCACATCCTCCCAGGCCACGCGGATGAAGTCATAGCCTTCTTCACGATTCCAGAACTTTGACACCAAGCCATTCAAACCTTTGAGTGGTGTAAATGAACACAGCACCTGACCTTGCGTGGTGGCCGTCCTTGTGACTATCTCACTGAAGAAATCATCGGGCGGTTGCTCGTCAAACACAGCCAGGTTCAGTTTGAAACCCTGCATCTGACGCACTTCCTGTGTGTAGTTGGCAAACAGGAGATATGATTTGCCACCAGTGACATGGCGTATCTCTACTGATATGGCATTGGGACCATCCGATCTTATGGTGTCAAACACTATGGCATCTCTGGGTATGGCTCCAGTGCCTATGTTGTCTGCCAGTTTGATATCAGGTGTGCCCAGGAGTTCATTCTGCAAGACCAAGGCCACCTGGCTCCATCCTTCACCTGCTACCATGGCCGTGATGGCAGATTCGAAACGACGACCTTCCCACCAATCTGGATATTGGCCAGTGAGATGCATGGCTGTTTCATAGCAGGTTGAAACGGTTTTACCGATCCGGTTGGCTGCCAAGATGCCACGGCGATCGGTTGAAGTAAGGAAGAAGCGGCGCTGATGCTCAAACGGACGGAAATATCGCAATTGGTTGTGCCGCATGTGCTGGGCCGTGGCGATCACGAGATCTTCAAATTCCCGTCGGGGTTCTGCTGGCATCATTGAGATGCTGTCGGGTCGGAGATGGTGTTCATCTAGGCACCATCTCAATGCCCGTCTCATCAATACGGCGTCATCCAGCATAGTTGGCGTAGAAGCCTGCTATGAAACAACCCACGAGAAACCACCACATCATTCTGTCCATTTGGCAGCAAGGACCGCGTCGGGTCTATGATCTGGATCATTGGCCAAGTCATCAAAACTGGGCATGCCAATGCTGTAGGTCTGTCCAGCGGCGTCGGCTGCAGCAATGATGTTTGGCATCTGATCCCAAGTCACTGCGTGTTCTGAGACCACTTGGCCATACTGGTAAATCGTTATTCTGTAGAGTGCTGCCATGATTGATACCCAGTCACTGAGTTATGCACACTATAAAGGCTTTCCAAGGCCATGGCCAAGTCACGGATGTCTTGCGTGTTGGCTGGCCAAGTCCCAGGGTCAGCAAGCACAACATCAGGTGTTTTGGCCAGGCAGGCCTGCAAGCGTTCTGCTGTGAGTCGCATACAGTGCTCTAGTTGACCTGGAAATTTCAGATGGAAAGCCTCGCGATGTGCCTGCAAGACTTTCTGCGCTATCTTGGTATCTTGTGTTTCTTTGGCTGCTATGGCCGCACGGATCTCGGGATTCATCATTGCGCATCCCAAGGATTGGCCAGCACAGAATTGTCAATGCTGATAAACTCACGATCGATCCACACGGACCAGAAGTTGGTATTATTGACTTTCTTGGCCTGCATCAAGGCACGCAGCCGTTTGCCCATGGGCGTGAGGCTGCCATCCGCACGCTGGATGATCTGCTCACCGGATCTGGGATCCACCCATTTGATGATCTCTGGACGGATGCGACCAAATTTGTCCAGTTTCTCACCAAATGGTCTCTGGTCTATGGGACCCAGGATCTCATATGTGATCACACCCGTGTCATACTTGCGGAATGTGACATCACACCAGCGTCCTTGGGCACGATAATCGGGGTCTGGATGCGGGATCTGCCTGCTATGGAAAGTGTTCTGCACACGATCCAGTCCTGGCAGACTGGCATCGCGTGGGGGTGCTTCGCGCAGGTCTTCCACAGGCACCAGATCGGCTTTGTCCACATAGGGATTCTCATCGCCGATGAACACTGGATCTACTTCCGCACCATTGAGCACATCCATGGCCACTTGATACTTTAACTTGTTGGCACGGCCTTTGAGATTCAGCACGATGCCCGTTTCATCAAACACGAAACGCTCTAGTTCTCTGGCAGTAGGGAAGTCTGTCATCAACCCTTCCATGTCATACTGGAGAGGTGTGGTGCTGCGTTGTTCTTGGTGTGAGGCCTGTGTGACTTCAGCGATCTGCTCGGCTACTGCTGCTTCAGGCTGGATGGGAGCATCGTCCCAGACGGATTTTTCTTCCGTGGTGAATTGTTGTTTGCGTGATGGCATCTATGCGTCTCCTATTCTATGCTATCGATACTACACCAGGGGGGCCCATCCCCCCTGGTCGGGCTCGCGCCTATGCTAAAACTATACTTACCGGTTGCCTTTTGTGGGGCCGCGTTTTACTCTGGTGTCAGGCGAGACTGATTTCAGTGCCTTGTGATCATCTGATGCAGGACGATTTGAACGCATACCACTTCCACGGCTTTCTAATGCGCCAGTGACCATATCTGCCAACTGCTTGAAGTATGATGTGCGATCGTTCTTTTCTGCTGTGAAGGCCGCACGCTTGCTGGGATTGCCGGTGTTGCCTGTGCGTGGGCCACGCTTTTGATTTGGGGATTTCTTATCCATTTGATTAGACCTTTACTGGTGTGAAGAAAGCGGCACCGCCATCTGTGCTGACGATAAGGTTGCCTGCATAGGCGTCGGCAACGCCGCGTGTGTTGAGTTCGATGGTCACAGAACCACCTGGGGGCACCAAGGTGCCATAGCCAGGAGTGTTGGCTGCGGGGATCACTGCCAAAGGCAGGAATGAATCGCCATTGTCGATCTCTGCATTGACACACACCACATTGGCCACATCAGGATTGACGAATGTCACACCATTGGGGATGTCAGCGTTGCCGAGATCCACATAATCGCCATCAGCGAGATATTGGGGTTGGCCGACGATGATCATTGCTGATTACCTTTGGTTGGGCCGCGTCCTGCGTTGAACTCTGTGCGACCTGTCTGAGGCTGGGCTGTGCCACCACCACGCTTTTGACCTGATCCGCCGGTGGCTGTGATGGGTTTTTTACCAGATTGTGCCATACCACTGTGGTGGCACGAACCATCGTTGCCCCGGGTGGGACCACGACCATAGTTCACAGTGCGACCATCGTTTGAATGGCCACTCCATTGGTTATGGGCATACCGGGTTGAAGATTTCTGCGAGTGGCCGGAGCCGATCTCGAAATCCATTGAGGAGGGAGTTTTTTTCATCGTGTTTTCCTTTTGGTCATCTTGGTGGTCTTGTTGGCCGGACGACCGTTCACTGCTGCTCGGCCTCCAGACTTCTCTGCTTCACGCTTGACAGAGTAAGCGATGGCCAAGGCCTGCTTCTGCGGACGACCTGCCTGCATCTCTGTTTTGACGTTTGAACTGAATGCCTTCCGGGAGGCTGATTTCTTTAATGGCATATCTTTATTTATCCTTTTCTTGCAAACCCGCTACCGCTGCCAAGGCTGCTGCGAACGCTGCTCGCTGTGCTGTCACAGTGTCTTCGGCATCGTTGACTTCGATGTCCACTCGATCCGCCAAGACCTTTGACGAGATCAAGTTGTGATATTTGAGGCTGAGTTGGCGATCATTTTCTGCACGGGCACGCAAGAAATCTTCTACTAGGATCTCTGTGTAGTCTTGTCCACCACTTTGGATGGCGATCTGATCTATCAGTCCCTGAACCGTGATCTTGTGTGTGGTGCCCCGGGGCCTGCCTGCTCCAGGACGCACTCCACCGCGATTTGATTTTTTCTGATTCATAATCATATTTAGTGTCTGTTTGATTTTTTTATTGTTTTGATATACTTTGTGCTGGGTTTTTGGCCTGGTAGTTAAAAAGGCTATATTCGTGATTGACGCTAAATAACTAATGTATTACAATCACTATATGATCAACTACCAGGACACTGCTGTGGACCAACCAAATCTATTATTTGAGCGCTTGCGCTTGCAAGCACATTTCCGACGTGTGTTTGATGATCTGGGCCAGGAAGCGGGCTGGCAACTGATCCGGCGTGCTGTGGAACTGGAAAGCACCCGTTATCAAACACATCAGGAGGACTCAGATGCTCCGGGCCACTAGACTGTTCATTGCGGACAGACAACCCCATACCGATTTCGTAGTGGGCACTGTGAGTGTGGCTGCCTATGAACATCCTGTGCGGCGTTGGGACATACAGGATGCTGTGGCTGCTGAAGTGCGGCGCAATGGTCAATGGCGTGCCTGTATAGGTTGGCGTGTGCATCCCTACAACGCACTGCGTGATGAAACGCTGTTTGAGCCTTGGTGGTGGATCATTGACGATCAAGGTCGTGCCTGGGACATAGATCCCCCTGACTCGGCCTGTGAGTATGTGCTGGATCAGGCCTTGGTCATATATCGTCGTGAGGCCTTTGAGGCGCACCGTCCCATACGCCCACCTGATCTCTATCTCGCTGGGGGGCGATGGGTGTTCCGATGTGGGGATCAAGATCACCCATTGACACGATTGGATCGTGAGAACTTGACCAGCCGTGATAGAGATCGATCAGTGCAGGTCTCCATACTCTCTACCAATATCTGACGAAAACCCCATATATACGGGGTGGACTTTCCCAACACTCGTTTCCAAGTCATAGCCAATTACAAGCGAGTCAATGGTCATTGGCTGCGTCGTGCTGATCAAGTGCGCCGATTTCCTTTGGATCGCTGGCATGAATGTCGCGATTTTTTACGGAGTCGCATAAATACACCAGTAGTTGATGGGACCTCGAGAGAGGTTAAACGCAGACCCAGTGGTTAGGGTCCCGGGTTGAGGCCATTGACCCGTAATCTCCGTTCGTTCTATCTGTGTGCTATGGGTAGGATCCTTCAAAGGGCAGACCACCCCATCAACTACACCCTCCCAATTTTTTATTCCAGCAGTGCTCTGCGGTAGGCCCAATCCAGGATTGGGCTTTTTTTTGGTGATTTCGCCGCTCAAAACCCCTTGATTTGTAATACACATATAAGTATAATACAACAACGGAGACAGCAATGGCCAAGACCTTCACACCCAACTTCAACGACCCCAGGACGGTCCGACGCACACGACGAGCCTTGGGTTTCGTCACAGCGTGCTTTTCTGCCCAAGATCCAAGACCCGCTGCCAGGGTCTGGCTCCAACAACATTTTGGGCAACTACAAAATCCCTTGAGCCGGTGGCTGCGACGCCACTTGCTGATCACGGTCAATGATACCTATGATCATCTGCGGGGACGCTGCAAGACCTATCGCAGAGATCCCATGGGTGTGGAATATGTGCGTGCTTGTGTATCAGGAGCCAATCCTGGCACTAGATTGGCTTGGAGCAATCGCGATCAGTCAACCACAGGAGATCATCGTGATATGGCCTTGGTGTGGTGCCGCGAGAGTTTCCAACGAGAACTACACAGTCTGGAGTTTGAATATCAAGACAAAAGCCACAGACTGTGGCATCCTTTGCAATCAGTGAGGAAAAACATCAAAGTGCCCATACAAGTAGAGGCAGGCCTGCGCTATCACTATGACATCGAGAGTGCTGCCCTGACCCTGTTATTACAACACAGCCAGCGACAAGATCCCAATCCGTTGGATATTTGGTTGCCAGGTGTGCAAGATTATCTCGCCCACAAAGCACAACGACGCGAACAATGGTCCAATGATCTCGCAATCAGCACAGGACAGATCAAAGAACTGATCACTGCTTTGGTAGCAGGAGCAAGGATCAGTGAGCGACGTGATGGTGCTGTGTTTTCTATGTTGGGTTATGATCGTGCTCGTCTTATCGCCCTGCGTGAGCACCTAGAGATCGCCCAGTTCCGTAAGGACTTGCGCGAGATGTGGGATCATCTCAAGTGGTCAATGCCACGTCGTCGTATCACAGATCGTCGTGGACATAGTCGTTGGTTGGCTGTGTCATCACGGGACAAGTGGGCTCTTTATTTCCGTCTTGAGAGATCGGTGCTAGATCAAGTCAGGAGATATCTCCGCGAGAGAGATAATCCCTGCTTCCTTGAGCACGACGGATGGGCTACTCGAGATCCAATTGATCTCCGTGATTTAGAAAAACACATCAAAACTACCACTGGTTTTTGTGTGAATATTGATTTGAAGTGTTTTTGATAAAAGCAATACTATACTAACCCTAGTGTATTACAAGTCCAGGAGACAAGAATGATTCGCAACAAATCACTGAAAAAACGCACTCAAATGTCGCACGACCAGTGTGAATGTTATATGGCTCGTAGAGAACATATATCGGGGTTCCATACGGGTCTTTGGTGTCGCCCCCACAACAAATGGATCAAATGGTTGAGTGATCAAGAGATCCTGGAGTTGATAGAGATAGGAGTGGAAACAAGAGATCCTCCACCACTCTTGAAACGGCGTAGTCAAACCGCCAAATATATGAAAACCTTGATCGATAACCGCATCAAAGATCCAGTGTTGGCCGACAAAATGTGGCGTGAAATCACCAATAAAAATAGGTGATTTTTCAATCTCTGCTAAATAATAGCACAATGGCCAATATCAAAATCAATCACTCACCCACAACACCCGGAGACATACTGGAAGGCAACATCTTGGCGTGGATCACAGATCTAGGACTTGTAGGTATATCTCGGCCCTACATCTGGCCAGGCACATTGCCAGAACAAGATCTGCTGGATATGTCGAGATCTTTGCCAGACTGGATATTTGACAGTGCTTGGATCTATTACGAGCATTGGGATCCTGAGATACCTGACGCTGTAGAGAGATTCAATCGAGATCAAACACGCTACCACGCTCGCACTATACATCGTGCGGGTGCTTGGCGTCCACCCAGAGACATCATCGCAGTCACTGATCGCACCCAGGCCGATCAAGTGATCATGTCTATGTGGTTAGGCCTGGGGCAACACCCAAGGAGATAACAATGAGCCGCTTACCCAATAACACAACAACCGTAGAAGAAGTATTGATGGTGCGAGATCAAGCATTGGCCTTGCTGCGAGATATCGCTGACATCCAATATGTGATGACTGGCGAAGAACAGCGTGGTATCTATAGCCTGATCCGCAACCTAGAGTTTGAGACCTGGGATACTGGTCGCTATCCAGAACATGTGCGTGAAACAGCAGATAGACCACCCGGCACTGCACTCAAAGAACTACTATCAAAACTCAACGAAACAAAACAATGAGCAACGAATATATTCTAGTGGAACGCACATCACGACAGGGACGCAATGGCGTGACTTTCTGGCGTTTCACATTCTATTGTTTGAGCGACGGTTTGTTCTACGAGACCACTGTGGACAACACCTATGACAACTTCCGGAAGTCTGGGTGGGATCACTTGGCGGACGATCCCTGTCCATGGGGTGTGTATACTGGACTCACACGCACAAAGAGGCGAACACGCGAAGGTATGCCAGTGATCACTGCTGACAGCCTGCCACGCATCCAAACACGCTGTGAAAGCCAAGAAGAAGCCATCGCTGTGGTGGCTGCTGACAAAGGTATCACATTGACCCGCAACAACTACACAGGACTATTCGAGGTGGAAGATGCCCCCAGCAGGTAAACAACCGCATCTCTGGATCACTGGCCCTGATCCCGTGTTGCATGACAAATATGTGGCCTTCCTGCGTGCCCGTAGCCAAGCACATTATCGTGGTGAACTTTGGACTCTGACCTGGGACCAGTGGCAGGAGTTCTGGGGCGAGGACTGGCATCGACGAGGTAGGCTGCCACACCAGATACGCATGAGCCGCAGAGACTGGAATCAACCATGGTGTTTAGACAACATGGTCAAGATGACACAGAGCGAGCACAATCGTCACAACGCTAAAAGGAGACGACTTGAAAAAGCATAGATTGCATTTATTGACTCTGCCGCACACAGTCACACATCACGATTATGTGGCCTGTGCCTACACCCAGAAAAATTTGAAGTTTGCCAAGATGATGACCCAGCGAGGCCATGAAGTCATACACTATGGACATGAGAGATCTGAAGTAGTGTGCTCAGAACACGTCACGGTCACAGATGATGCGGTGTTGAGAGAGGCCTATGGTGATCACGATTGGCGCAGACATCAATTCCGTCACAACACCACTGATTTCGCCAATCAAGAATTTGTGCGTCGTGCCATTCCTGAAGTCCAACGACGAGTGCGACAAAATGATTTCTTGTTGTGTAGTTGGGGAATTGGGCATCAACCCATAGCCAACGCTGTGCCTCAAGCCATAGCAGTGGAACCAGGCGTTGGATACACATCAGGTCATTTCTCACAGTGGCGTGCCTATGAGAGTCACGCTGTGCGCAACTCAGTGGAAGGGTTGAAGAACCCACAGAACTGGTATAGCCGTGTAATTCCCAACTATTTTGATCCCGCTGACTTTACCTATTCAGACACCAAAGATGATTATGTGCTGTTCTTGGGCAGGGTTTCAGAACTCAAAGGCATATCAACCTGCATACACGCCACGGCTGCAGCGGGTGTTCCACTCAAGATAGCAGGACAAGGTCGTATAGCGGATTGTGGTTGGACTCATACACCTGACCATGTGACGGAGTTAGGCTATGCTGATCGTGAGATGCGACGTGAGCTGATGAGCCGAGCCCGGGCACTGATCATAGCCACCACCTACAATGAACCCTTTGGTGGCGTTGTTGTGGAAGCACTGTTGTCAGGCACACCCATCATCACGCCGCACTTTGGTGCGTTCGCTGAAATACAGAATGGTCGCACAGGTTTCTTGTGCCATACATTGAGAGATTATGTGGAGGCTATCCGCAACATCGATCGTATAGATCCACAGGATTGTCGTGCTCGTGGAGAGGATTATACTCTGGACACTATAGCGCCGCTGTTCGAGCGCTGGTTTGATGACATACTGGAATGTTATACCGGACAGGGATGGATGGCCTTGGGAGAGAGAAATGTTTGATCATGATAGATTTGACACAGAAAGTTTTGATTATGCGTTGATGGAACAGGAACAGCGTCCATTCGTCCGCAGATTGATGACTTGGGTATGTGCCCAATGCGAACCCAATCTCACCGATCTAGGTGCTGGCACTGGTATGTATGTGGAAGCCGCGCGGGGATATAGTTGGCAGGCCCGGGGATATGATCTTGCTGATCCACAGCCCAGACCCGATCTTGTTGAACAACAAAGCATATTAACCGTTGATGACCCAGCACGCACAGTGCTGTGTATTGAAGTGGCTGAAC